TTAAATCTTCTGGTAATAAAAGATACTCGTCAAGCACAAGGATGTTAGCGCGAAAACCACGAATTTTTTCACCGCTTAGCGGTACAGCCGTAATCGAGCCGCCGTTTATAAGCCATTCGTATTGATCGTTTCTTTTAGAAGGCTTGGCGTTAAAAGCTTGTCTCAATAATTCAGCCCCCTTGGTTTGAACCATTTTTTCTATGTTATTAAATATAAAACGAGCAGTACGAAAAGTGGGCCCTGCGATTAATATCTTGGTTCCGGGTTCGAAAATACATTGTAGCACCGCGAACACGCTCGCGATAAAGGTCTTACCACAACCACGGCCCCATACACACATTGAGAAATTCCTGTTCATCAAACCCCTTAGGGTAATCTCTTGGAAAGGAGCGAGCTTTATACCTGTTAGTAGTTCTGTGGTAAATCCTAAGTTAGCCCTGAGAAACTTAGCTAAAGATATTCTAGCTTCTTTATTGTCAAGGTCACCCTTGAGCTTCGCTAACTCAGCGTTAACATTAGTCTGCTCTAACTCGTATTTTTCAGGACAATACCACATTATAATTTACCTAAATCGTAAGCTAGCTGTAGATCTATTTGTTTATGTATCCCATTGCTAGTAAAAATTTTCTCCATGACTCTTGCTGCTTCTTTTCTACCGTCTACAAACAGAAATTGAATTCTTGGGTACTCCTGCATTATCTTTCTCATATTATGCATTATATACTCAGGGGTTGCTCTTACATTTTTAAACACCCTGCTTTTATCATGAGACTTCCTAAGAAATTGGAAAGACGTAGCGTTTGACATTTTACTCTCTATTAGTACAATTAAGTAATCTCCCGCATCTACGCTTCTTTCTACTTCCCTAGAAAACCTATCGAAACCGCCACTTAAAGTACCTACGAAATCCGCCAATGATTTTCTTTCTATATAGCAATCATGTAGGTCGGTTTCCGTCCCAAAAGCGTAATCCCCGTAATCCAGCTTTTTGACTTGCATAGGCCTAGTGAACTTAAGGGGCTTTTGTTCTCGTGTGTCGATATAAATCGTATACTTTGATTTAGACCACTCCGAACCAGAGACAATTTCATTAAAGGGTTTGTATTTATTTTGAAGACCTAGGTCTTCGCAAAGCTCATAATAATTTCCAAATAGCTGGTTGTAATATTGAACTGGCGCAGCCATCAAAGACCTAAGCTCTACTTGAGTTGGCGAGTAAACAAGGTGCTTTTTCTCTATTCTTTTAACTAGAAAATTACGTAAATAATTTTTAGCCTCCTCTTCTGGTTGCTGCTTGAGCCAAAGTCTAAGATTTGTTTTGCTGTTGAAATCTGTAGAGAAATACTGGTCTTTATTTTTAAATTTAATTATATTACCATCGTAAAGGTCATGCCTTGGGTAATGAGTTTGATAATATTCTACAATACGGATTTTATGCTTCTTTAAATGTAAATGAAGCGATTTGTCCGTTTCAAATTCTTGATCACAAATCTTACAAACTACCTTAGCCATTTAATGCCTCGTCCTCACTCAACCCCATTATCCTAGCCTTAACCTCATCCATGGTTGACAGTTTTTGAACCTCTTCTTGCACGGCTTTTTTTCTTAACTCTGCCAACTTAAGCAACTTCACTCTTGACTCTTCATCTTTCCACATCTGTACTAAATTCAAAATACTGGCATTTTCTTTTATTTGCTTACTTAACCGATCGCTCCTTTTCTGCTTTAGCGAATCTAACAACTTTTGTTGTCTATTTACGCATTGATTATATTCAGTTTGAGCGGTGTTAATTGCCTCAACTAAGCTCATTGAGATTCTAGTAGACTCTCCGTCTCCGGAAGAAGCTGCTTCATCCAACAGTGTTTGTAGGGTTTCTACTCTTCTTTGGATATTAGATGAAATGACAACTTCTGCTGAAAGCACGATGTATTGATCAACCTCCTCTTGAAGTAAGTCAGCTTTGTCATAAGTGTATCTGATAAAACTACTTTCAAATAAGTCTCTATCTGTATTGCTGTCGTAAGTGTTAATTATGTGCAATAATCTGTATGTATTTATGTATCCAATAAGACTTTCTATTTCTTTCTTCTGCCTTGTAGTTAACTTGTTTTTATCTATCGCGGGATTAATATATTTATTAATTCTCCCCAGCATCCTGTCGAAAGTTTTTGGCGCTTTATAGTCCGCGGAGGCATCGTCGTTATCTTCCTCAAATAACTCTGGTACAGTACCGGCTTCTTTTGCTTCTTCCAAACATTTGATAACCGCTCGGCATTCTTGACTCATGTGGGACAACTCGTTGTTGGCGAATATGACTCTAGTTATCTCATGTGCTTTCATGGTAGACGCATGATTAATAGTAAACTCTACTTGCTCTTGAGTTAATATGATTTCAGGTACAGGTTGGTATTGATGAGCAGGCGTAGCGTTCATATTAACCGTGCCCAAAAACTCTTTGACTAGTTTTCCCTCTTTGGTTCTACCGTCGAAGTTTTGACCCGGGTAAGCTACGTCAATCATTTCTTTTAACGAAGGAGGATTAGTTTTTCTCTCGTTCCACTCGTTTACCATATTGGTCTTTTGCTCCTCAGTAAGTGGAGCAGGACTGTTTTGATTGTCGCTCATTTTAAATTATATCCAAGTCTCCTCGATCAATAACATCTTTGACCTTAGTGATGATGCTCTTTTTTATATTTTTAATTTGTTTGTACCCCGGCGATCTATTTTTTTCAGTGGTCTTATAGCCCATTCTTTTGGCGACCTCTTCTTCGTCTAGGTGCTGTATGTATAAAAGCTCGTAAACTTTCCATTCTATGGGTCTTAAAGATTGCTGCATTTTATCGTGTAGGTTTTGAGCAGTCTTTTCCATGTCTATATTTTCGTAGTCTCTAGTAAAAACTTCCTGCGTGTGGTTTTCCAAAGGAACCGGTAATTTAGCGTCGTGTGCACTCTTTTTAGTTTTTTCCCAGTTAGAATAAAGAGGGCAAGCTGAGTCTTGTTTTTCGTAAATTATGCACAAATCCTCTCCCTCTGCGGCAGCGCATTTTAAACATGGTCGACAGTAGTTTCCATAATTGTTGCGAATTAGATTTTTGATTTGGTTAGAGATTATCCTATTTAACCAAGGACCCAGTGGTTTAGATGGGTCGTAAAGATGCCATTTTTTATAAATATGAATGCGTAAGATTTGAGCCACGTCTTGAAAATCCATCCAAGCTAACACGCTCAAATTCCACTTGCTTCTCCTTTTGTTTATTTCCGCATCGATAACCTGTATATGGTTTTCGAATTCGATCTTAGAGTCAGACATCGTTTCTTGGTTTTTTGCTCCTTAGTGTGCCGCCTTCTTTTTCCCAGTTTTCGAGAAACTTCTTTCGACTACTTTTCTTGCCACCGTGCTTTTGAGGCGGGATGTTCATTGGCTCTATGCTTCCTTGTGAGGCTTCTATTTCGGAAACAGCTTGTTCGATTACCTGACCCAACTTAAAAGTGTTAGGTTTAGCGTGGTCAATTGTAAATTGTAAACCGTTTATGTTAGGCACGCTAGTGGCATCGTTAGCAGGTGGGTCTAAAGCTTCCTCCGCTGCCTCAACTATGTCTTGCTCAGGCTGCTTTTTAGCGGTTGCAGTACCTCCTAATAGAGACGCACCACAATTATGACAAAATTTAGGCTTTTGACCTACCGGATACTCAAGCTTGGTACCACATTCATAACAATAACTTTTCATGATAATTATACAAAATTATACACTTACTTAATTAAAACGTCTAATAATTCAACTTATGGCCCATATGAGTGTAATATATACTGGAGGGCAACGTATGGCTAAAAAGATGGTTGATATTAGCAAGCTTGATAATAACCAGAAAATTAGAGCCTTATTCAAAATTTTCAAAAAATATTTACCCCTTCACAAACCAGTAAAATTAATCATTAGGGACTTAGCATATGATGATGGAATGTGTGGTTGGGCAGGAGATGGCAGAAAAGGTTTCGTTATATCTATAAACAAAAGCCTTTGCTACAACTGCAAAATAGATACATTAATTCATGAATATGCCCATGCTATTACAATGGCTCAGAACACGTATGACCCCAAGGAAGAT